AAATGATTGGCCGTCACGCCGCTGCAGGCCACGGAGGCTCTGTAGCCGTAGCCGGCATAAGTGCTGCTGCTTTCCCATGCAGAGCTTGCGACAGTTTTGTTTGTGAAGCTCAGCGTCTTTGCGCTGGCGGCCAGCTTCGCCCTTGTGACGGCGGCATCCTTGATGTTGCCGGTCTGCACGGTGATGGGGTCGGCCCCCTCGGGCAGATGGCGCTGATTGTGATAGGGCATGTATGTAAGGGCCGCATAGAAGGTGGCCTCGGTGCCGGTGTAGCCCGCCTCCTGCGCCTTTTCAAAGGCCCCGGGCCCTGCCGGGCCAACGGCGCCATCCTTACCGGCAGGGCCGGTGATGTTGCGGATCACGGGGTTAGAAAGCCCACCGTCGTTTGTCCATGAGATATTGCCGTTTGCATCCACCGTGGGGATAAAGGTCGCGCCGGGCAGACCCTGCTCGCCGGGCACGCCCTGAAGCTGACCGTGATTGCGCCAGAGAAGATTTACCCCGTCCCAGACATACAGCTCATAGGGCAGCTCAGTGCCCACACTGTAAACATCGCCGGGGGCGGGCTTCGGGATAAGCGCCGCCAGCTCCCCGAGCGTACTGAAATGCCCAAGCGGAGACATGCCGGTGCCGTCCGCGCCGTCAAACTCGCCCCTGTCCGCCATGTCCTTCACCGCCTGGGCCAGCAGCAGGGCCTGTCTTGAGTTATAGTCCAGCTGCTCGGCAACGCTCATGGGTACTTCATGCAGCGGCGCGTCGATAAGCCCGGAGGCATAGACCCTGAGCATCACCGGCAGGGTGGTCAGGCGGCTTTCGCCCCTTGTGCCGGTGAGGTAGATCTCCCAGAGGCCGCAGCTGAGATTGAGACACTTGTCGGCAGTGATGCTGTCCTGCTCATCCAGCTGCAGGTCATAGACCAGCTCCCCGCAGCGAAAGTGCAGCCACTTTGAGGCCCCGGCCCAGTCCTCATCGGCGAAGTTCACCTTCGCCGTCAGATAGCTGAGTGTGTCGGCGGCCACGGCGGGCGTAAAGAGCTTGAGACTCTGGCCGCTGACATAAAATTCCATCATGTGTTTCCCTCCTCATTGAGCGTGAGCACAAGGCGCAGCAGATAGCGGCGCAGCTGCTGCAGCTGCTGCTCGGGGCTGCCCTGAAGCTCGGGAGGCAGTTCAAATATCCTTGTCATACATCGCTCCCTATACTTAAAATTTTTGCAATGGAGAAGAGGCGAAACTCCCCCTTCCCCTCCAGCCTTATGCGCAGATGGTCGCAGCGGCGGGGCCGCACGGGCACGGTGACGGTGCCGATGCCCCGGAAATTGATGCGGCCCTTGCGCTCCCAGATGCCGGAGGAATCGTACTGGACGTAGATATCCATCCATGCCCCCTCCTCCATCTGCAGGCGGAAATTATAGCGGGAGAGGTATTTTCTGTCCGGGTACTGGTAGCAGAGTATGCCGCTCTCCGCCATCCAGTCCACATGGCTCTCCTGCTCCCCCTCCGTGCCCATCAGGGCGTAGAGTCTGTTGTCCGACAGGGCGTAGAGCTCCGGGCCCAGCGCCGCAAAGTCCGTGACGCGGAGGGAATCCTCCTTTATCCACAGGCCCCGGGCCATGTCGTAGACCAGAAGCTCATAGTCTCCGGCGGCGTTTTTCATGGAGATGTAGTAGCGCTCGGCTATTGCCCCGGCCACAGCATCGCTGTAGCTTTCATCCCCCAGCGCCTCGGACACGGTGAGGGGAAAGCCCCCCTGATAGGAGCAGACCGCGCCCCGGGCCTTGTAAAACAGAGTTTCGTTTAGCACCGCAAGGCTCTTGTGGCTGCCCTTTTCCACGCCGCGGCAGACAGTTTCCGACACATGGTGGGCGCCCACTGCGGAGACGGAGATGCGGTGGATGCGGTTTTCCTTGAAGAAGGTGGGGTAGCCCATGAAGTTCACAGCCCCCGTCCATGGCCCGTCGGAGCCCACGGAGGCGGTCCAGCTGTCGGAGGCCAGACTCTGATACTGCCGCCAGTTTTTGAAGTCGCCCAGCGCGCAGCAGTAAAGCTCGTTGAGGCTGTCGCCGTATCGGCAGCCCCAGAGCCTGTTGCGGCACTCGATGACATAGTCCATGTCCGGCACCCTGCGGGAAAGGGAGATGCTGCCATTTTCCTGGGTGAAGGCTTCGTCTATAAGGCCGGGGAAAACGATGTAGTCCGGCTTGTCCTCCGCCCCGCCAAGGGCGGTGATAAGCTTTGTGCCGTTGAGCTCTTCAAGCTCCGCGCCGCTTATCTCCACACCGTCGTCCTTTTTAAAAAGCGCCGGTATCTCGCCGCAGGAGGCAAAGCTCATGCGGGTGTAGGCTGTCACGATCTCCACCCATTCGCCCAGGGCCGCGCTCCACTGGCGCAGCACATGGGGAATGGCGGAAGTGTCTATCCAGAGCGCGGCATTTTCCGGCTCCTCCGGGGCGGTCTGGGAGAGGCTGGGCGTTTCGTACTCGCTGCCGTCGGCCTGACACAGAGAGATGCGCACGCCGCCCGCGCTGCTGTAGCTTGCCTCCATGCTGCCGAAGTCTGTGGGCTCGGCGGTGTTAAAATAGAGCTTGTCGGGGAAAATGCAGATATAGCTGCCCATGCTGACAAGCTGCTTTTCGCCGGGGAGAAGCTCTGTCAGCGGAGTTTTCTCCCCGCCGCAGAACAGCGCCCCCTCGTCCACCCAGCAGAGCCTGTCCTTTGCCATAAGGCCGCCGGGGCTTTCAAGGCTTGTGACAAAGCCCCGCTTTCTGCGGTTTGCAAGCAGGGGGTAATGGGCGGTGGAGAGATTCTTGCAGTCGTACAGCTCCCCCTCCTCTATCTTCAGCCTGCGGCGGTAGCCGGAGAAGCTGTCGGTGAACTGCCGCTTGAGGTATTCATTTTTCATTGCAGGAAGCTGTGGCATGTTCTCCTCCTAAAATACGAATTTCGCGCCCCGGCTCATGGGGGGATTTACCCTGTTGTACCAGTTTGAGTACTCCCTGAGCAGGCTGTTGAACATGGTCATGCGCCGGTTGTAGCGCTGGGTCTCGGCGTTCTCGGCGGCGATCATGGCCTGCAGATAGTTGTAGTAGATGTCCTCGGCGTAGGGCGCGGCGATGAGCAGAGTCTCCTGCCCCGTCTCATAGTGGGCGGGGGCCTGGGCCCGGGGGCAGCGGGGACGGACAAGCTCGTTGAAGAGCTTGCCGTCCAGAGTGCTCAGCCAGTGGAGCTTCTGCTCGGGAGAGTACTGGTTGGGCTCCATCATGTCCACCCGGTCGATGATGTCCATGGCCTTCATGTCAGTTGCCGGAGTTTTTCATGCCGTCAACATTCTCGTAGAAGATGTCGGCGGCGCGGCCGCTGCGCTCGATCTCGGCGGCGACGCTGAGGGGCACCATGGACTTCTTGCCGCGGGGCAGCAGATAGTTTACACCGTTGATGCCCACGAAGAGATTGGGATCCTCCCTGTCGGACTGACGGGGGATGAAGATTTCAACACGCTTTTCGCTCATGCTCTTGCCTCCTTAGTTTTCCTTGTCGCTGGCGGAGAAGCTGGAAGTGCTCATCACGCGCAGCAGTCGCTCGGGATAGAGGATGGTGGCGCCGTTGGTCTCAAACTTGTAGCCGATGGTGCTGAACTGATTGAGAGGGCCGCCGATCTCGCCCTTGTCGTGGATTATCATTTCCAGCGCGCCGCCCTCGGGGTCGATGATGCCGAAGCTGTCCTTGCCGAAGAAGTAGCTGGCGTAGCTCATGGTGCCGGACTTGTTCTTGTAGGCCGCGGAGTTTTCACCGCCCAGCACGGGGGCAAAGACGTTCTCGATGAAGCGCACGCCGTGGATTTCGCCGATCTCGCCGTTGAACAGCTCCTCGGGGGAGCCGTACTTGTGGGCCTCGATCCAGCCCTCGCACTCTCTCAGGTCGTGGGCAACACTGGGATGGATAACGGCGTAGTAGCGGCCGTTGATGCGGGGGACGCGGTTTTTCTTGAGAATGGTGACGGCTCTGTTGACCATTGCGGGGCTGAGCAGGGCATAGCCGTCTGCCTCGGATGCGCCCATCTGGGCGGCCTCGCTGGGCTGGGAGAGGAGCTTGCCCTCCTTGTCCACATTGTCGCAGTAGAGCACATTGGTGTTCACCAGCAGTGCATCGCGGATCAGGGCCTCCTGAGTTTCGGCGGCGGAGGCGCCCATCTCCTCGGTGGCGCCCAGGATAACATCGTCATAGGCGCGCAGCTCCAGTCTGTCGGTGATGGAGGTGTAGGTGCCGTACTGCTCCACGCTGCCCATCACGGAGGTGACGCCGAACTTCTGGCCGCTGGGGATAACGCCCTCGGTGAGCTTTGCGGCGCGGTCAAAGGTGTTCCACTTGCGCCATTCGACGCTGCCGTGGTGGTTCTTGGGCAGGGGCTGGCGCTTGGCAAACTGGGCGTAGAACAGCTCGCTGCGGGCGTTTTCCAGAAGCTCCGTGTCGTAGAAGGTCTTCATCTCGGGTGCGAGAGTGCGGCTGTCGTCAAAGCCCTCGGCGGCGCCGGTGGAGGCGTTGACATAGCCGGTGCTGGTGTTTACCACAGTGCCGGCATCGGCAAAATACTGAAGGTCAAAAATAAAGTTTTTAATGATACATCATCCTTTCTTATTGTTTAGACGCCGG